CACGTAAGCAGGATGGGCTGGATTTGAGCCAGCGCATTTGGCGCATTGTTGGTGAGGGTAAGGAGGAGCTGGAGCTGGCACTGGATTTGGGGCTGGGTGAGGGCATGGATGCTGGAGAGTTGAGCAGGGAGGTGAGAAAGTACCTGCTTGAACCCGAAAAGCTGTTTAGGAGGGTGCGTAACAAGCATGGAGAGCTGGTTTTGAGCAAGGCTGCAAAGGCTTACCATCCAGGGCAGGGTGTTTACCGCTCCAGCTACAAGAATGCCATGCGAGTAACACGCACAGAGACCAACATGGCTTATAGGACAGCCGACATAACACGCTGGCAGCAGCTGCCATTTGTTACTGGCTATGAGGTTAAAACGAGCAAGAGCCATAAGGAGCGGATGCCAATGGGTGATATTTGCGATGATTTGGCAGGTGTGTACCCAAAGGGCTTTATGTTCAAAGGCTGGCATCCTCACTGCCTCTGTTACATTGTGCCAAAGCTCTGTACGGATAAGGAGCTGGAGGAGCTTACGCAGCGCATACTGGATGGCACAGAGGATGAGTTTACACCTGCTGGCATGGTTGAGGATGTGCCCGACCAGTTTAAGGAGTGGGTGGCAGAGAACACAGAGCGCATTGAGGCAGCACAGAGCCTGCCTTATTTCCTGCGTGACAACTACCCGAATGGCGATATAACAAAGGCAGGCAAATGGGTGCAGCAGATAGCTAACGAGGCTGGAATGGGCAATATGGCACAGCTGGTAGCAAAGAGCGAGGTGGAGCTGGCAAAGTTCGCCAACGTGCAGGCTATGAGCCAAGAGGCATGGGAGGCAAGCAGTAACTTTGTGCCTGCGGATGGAGAGGAGCTGGAGCTGCTGTTGAGCGCAAAGAGTGGCAGTAACTTTAACTCTGTGTACACGCTGGCAGAGCCTGCCACAATGGAGGCTATACTAAAGCAGGCTGGCAAGGGTGTGGATGCATTTAGCGGATGGCTCTCAAAGGAGGAGCTTGCAGAGCTGGAGCGTGTCGCTACCATGGCAAAGTACTCCACAAAGCAGGAGGGCAAGCTGGTGGCTGCGATGGGGCGCAAAGAGCTGGAGTATGCGCTGGGAGGTGGCAAGACTGCCCAGTTTGGGCAAAGCCTGCACTTTGGCACTAACTACGCAAAGGCTGCAAAGAGTGCTTTGGCAGCAGAGGAGGAGCAGGTGCTGGTAGTTGTTCGCACACCTGCTGGCAGCAGGTACGTGCAAACCATGGCTGGAGAGGCGCAGCAGGCGGTAATGCTGCCAAACACCAAATACAAGCTGCTGGGCACAACGGAGAAAACCATTGTGCAGGCAGGCAAGAGCACAAAGCTGGTGCAGTATGAGCTGGAGCTGGTGGATGATGGCAGCAAGTTTGTGAGCCAGCTGGTTGCAGATAATGCAAAGGTACAGAATGAGCTGGCAGCGTTTGGCAAGGCAAAGAAAGCAGCAGAGAACGTGATAAAGGCTGCACAAAAGGGCAAGTATGAGCTGCTGGGCATTGATACGCTGGAGCTGGAGAAAATGATAACGCTGGGCAAGGCTACCACAGCAGAGGTTAAAGCCAAGACACAAGAGCTGGCAAAGGCTATGGCAGCAGCTAAAAAGGCTGCACTGGAGGAGGCAAAGAGCCAGCCTAACCTTTGGCAGCTGGCGCAGGAGTTCGGAGAGGCAGATGCGCAGGTCTTTATGGCTAACTGGCAAAAGCACATGGCAAAGAGCAGCATCTACACCACACCCCAGCTTTTCCTCAAAAAGGTTATTGAAAAGGAGCTGTACTATGCAAAGCTAAACCCCACCAAGTACAAGACCACTGGCAAGTTTATAGAGTACATGGAAAAGCTCCAAGTGCAGTATGAGGCAAAGGTGCAGCTGGCAAACATACAGAGCGATATAGATGCAGTGGTAACATTTGCTGGCACATGCAAGAGCAATGCCAAGATACACAGCATGGTGAGTGAGCTGCTGCACGCTTCCAGCAGCACACAGCTGGATATTGCAGAGGTAAAGAGCAGGCTGGCTACTGCGCAGGCTGAAATGGATAGGCTGCAAAAGGAGCGCATAAAGCTCATGGCAAAGAAGATGGGGCAGGCAACAGCGCAGACTGGAGGCATAGACATGACAGCCGTATATACGCAGGATGAGCTGGATAAGTATAACCTGCTGCATAGTGAGCTGCAAGCATTGCTTACCAAGGCAAAGGGCGATTGGCGAGATTATGCAGTGGTACAGAAGCAGGAGGAGCTGGCAAGGTTTGTTACGCAGCTGGGAGAGAAATACCAAAGTGTAAACCCAGTATTGCCTCATATAGGAGGTGTAACCGATGCACAGATAAAGCAAGCCATTAAGGACTATTTGGCGGCAACACCCAAAAGCTACACTTTCCGAGCACCAGTTGGCGGTGCTTACCAAGCGGACTACTGCGAGCAGTATGCACTTAAAATTGGTGTGCCAAAGGAGGAGTTGAGCCTACTGCGCAGGTACACAAGAGCCAGTGGCTTTATTAACGACTACAAGCTGCAAAACGATGGCTGGAGGTACACATGCAGGGTAACATCACCAAAGGAGCTTAAAGAGCTGCAAGAGCTGCTGGATAAGTACGAAATCTCCTACAATGGCATTTGTGAGAAGATGCCAAGGTACAACAGCCACACGTTTAGAGGTGTGAAGGTAAAAGACCCAGCAGGATTCCAGCAGATGATAGATGATTTGCAGGATGCATACAAAAATGGTGGCACATGGGTAAGCGTAAACCCAATGAGTACCAGTAGGCGCATATCTGTTGCAGATGAATTTGGTACTGATGCCACATTCTTGATACATGGTCGTACTGGTGTAAGCGTAAAGCCAATAAGCTACTACACGACAGAGGATGAGTATGTGTTTAGGGCTGGCAGCAAGTTTAGGGTGCTGCGCATAGAGAAAGCCAAGAAAGCGGACATTGCACGCAAAGGAAACTGGATAATTGAGCTGGAGGAGATACTATAAAAAGAGAGCATGGTGTTTTGCCATGCTCTACTCATTTATTTGCCGTTATAGCTTTGCCAGTACCTCTCTTTGTCTGCATCCGCTACACGATCTATTTTGCCCTGCACAAACTCATGCCATTGCTTGCTGCTTATTTGCAGGTTTTCCGTGCTCATAAAGTGCCCATGCTCCAGCTCCCACCACATATTAGCGTACACTCCTTTTTTGATGTCGCTGTAATACTTGTATGGGTTCTGTGCCTCTCCATTGTACCACTTGTAATAGCTGGGCAGCTCATCGGCTGGCACAATGTTAAACTGGGGCTTGTAGAAACGCTCCAAGTGCGCATGTTCGTAAAGGTACAGCGTGTAACGCTGGCAGGCACAGCTGCACCACTCCTCATCGAGCGCAAAGCCATAGGCAATAAGTGCAGCCTCCAAGCTCTCAAACACGCTTTGAGGCTCTTTGTGCTTCTCAAAGAACTGCATCCATGTTGTGCCCTCTACCTTGCTGTATTTCTCCCAGCCATTAACCCACCAGCACTCAAAGCACCAAAAGGCACTGGCAATGTAGTTATACCTCATTGCGTGTGCCCCCTGCTTTTCGTTTATCTCCTCAAAGGGGTTGCTTTTCTCTCCTTTGTAGTACTTTAATTCCGTTTGCTTTGCCATAACTTACTACCTTTTTGAATTTACCATTACATAAAAACTTTCTCTCAAACAAGCTGTCTGTTTCCAAAACATCGCAGTAGTGGAAACCTCTATCACCATAATATGATGGCTCACACCATACCCAGTGTTTACAACCGCTGCACATTGATTTAGCCATACCTACCTCTCAATTAGTGGCAGAATGCCATGTTTTTTAAGCAGCTCATAGAGGAAAAGCCTGCCCGACTGCCTCCAGTAGGTGTGCATTGCAGTGCCATAGCTGCCATCACCCCTTTGGTACTCATGCGTAACGCTCTGTGTGTACCCCTTGCAAGCGTGGCAGGTGTACAATATCCACTGCCCATTTACCTTGTACTGCACACGCAACTCTGCCAGCTTTTTGTTGAACGTAACTGCGCTAAAGCCATAATCGGCTGCAATCTGCGTGGTTGTTACCAGCTCTTTGCTTGCCAGCACATGCTCAATGTAGCTCTTTTGCTCCTGCACCTCTGCAACCTGCGCAGCCAGCACCTTGTTTTGCTCTTGCAGCACCTCTATTTGCTGTTGCTGCTGTGCGTTTGCCTGCCTTTGCTCCAGCAGCTGCTGTGCCATGCCCAAAACCAGTGCAGGGTCTTGCAGCAAAGCCTCCAGCGTGGGCTGTGTGGCTGTCATGCCAGTAGTAAGCAGCTCCTTTATGCGGTCATTGCACCAAATGGCAAACTTTGGGCTTAACCAGCGTGCAAACTCCATTGCCACATCCTCATGCATCCATGTGCCCTGCTGCTTTACGTTACCACCTTTAACCACCTGCACCAGCTGCGATGGGCAAATCTGCCTATCGGCTGCAAGCATGGCGATAAACTCTTTGCTGCCCTCTGTGCGCAGCCAATCCTTTGGAGCTTTGCCAAAGCCGTTTGCCATCTGCGTGGCATTAACCATGAGCCTGCCATCGGCTCTCCTAAAACTCACTGGTGCTTGCTCATACTGGAACACCTGCACCGCTGTTGTTGTACCATTACTCATATTGTACGCTGTAAAGAAAGAGGGGCAAAGTGCGGTGTACGGATGTGGGAGGTGTACAGCCAGCAACAATGCCCCAATGTTTCCTTTATCAGCCATCTGCCAGTGCTCCCACACAGCTGGCAGTGCTGTAACGAGTACAAAAATAGTTATAAAGTGTGACAGCAAAAAATAATGTGTGCAGAATTTTTGTAAGTAACTAAAATTATGGTGTTTCCCAGTCGTAAAAGCCTCCTTTGGTGCTCATATCCTCCCAAACAAAGAGGCATTTATCCTCATGCTGATAGTTGCCTGCTCCATACTCCAGCTGTTTGTAGCTGTACCTGCCCGATAGGTAGCCATTGGTAATGTTACTGGGGCAGTACACAAGCAGCGTATATGCGCCAAACTCTGCACCTGCAATGTAGCCAATAGTGGAGGTGTAGGCAGCTGCAACCTCACTGCCTCCCTGCTGTACCGCAATGCCATCTGCCAGCTTTGGCTGCTCTGCTGCCAGTGTACTTGCAGGCACAGCAAACAACATTGTTGTGGCACTCCAAGGTTTTGGGTTGTAAAACTCACTGCCTTTGGGTGCAAGGCTCTCCAGCACATCCACCTTAATGTAGCGTGCTCCCTTTGCTGGCTCTCCACTCTCCTCATCCTTGCTGCAAGCACACAGCGCAGCGACAGCCAGCAGCGCAAAAAAGGTTGTCCGTATTGCTTTTATCATACCTATGGGCTGGGCTTTAGTGCTCCAGCGGTGCAAAGGTACGAAAAAAGCCCGACAAAGCCATAAAAAAAGCTGGCAAGTAACTTGTACGTGCCAGCCATAGAAACAGCGACAGAGGCTGTGAAAACAGCTAAAAAAGCGGCTCATGGTTTGCCACAGCATACTCAAACTCCTCTACAATGCACTGCTGCTGTGGTGTAAGCCTCTCCCATGCCATTTGCTCCAGCTGTGGTGGTATGTAGTACTCGCTGCCCTTGTCTGCCATGGCTATTGAGCCAGTAATTGCTGCCAGCGTGTCCGCATCACCTCCCATGCTCACAGCCAGCCTTACAGCGTGCTCCCAGTTGGTGCTCTCAATGTAGCACTTAATGGCTACTGGCACGCTACCCATGCACGTTTCATCAAACTTGTACGTTTTGCGCAGCTCCTCCAAGTTAAAGTGCAGGTTGTACCCAAACTGCTGCTCCACATACTTTACCACCTCTGCACGGCTGCTGCCATGTCGCAGCATAAAGATGCAGGCGGCTACTGCGCACGCTCCCTTGCACCCTTCGGGGTGGCTGTGCGTACACTCTGCGCTCATGTATGCCTGCTCCAGCGTTTCCTCCAGCGTATCAAACAGCCAGCCCACTGCGCTAACCCTCATGGCACTGCCATTGCCATAGCTGTTGTAAGCCTCCAGCAGCGGGTCTGTGAGCCAGCGGCTAAAGCTACCACCATAACCTCCCATGGGTGAGGGAAACTTTATTGCCCAATAGTGCAGCGCATACTTGTAGGGTATGCCCGAAAGCAGGGCATCTGCAATGGCTATTGTGAGTATGCTATCATCCGTAATGTTGCTGTGCAGCTTATCAATGGGAAACTCCAGCTGCTTTGTTGGCATAAACTCATACTTGCTGCCCATGTAATCGCCAACTATTGCACCCATGAGCGTAAAATTGCCTTTCTCGTTTTTCATTGTTGCTTACCTCTGTTTGTGGCTGTGCGGTTAAGCTCCAGCCTTGTTATTGTACATAAGTTGTTTTTGTATGGCTCTCGCAGGTTGTGCTTGCATAGCAGTGTGGTGTAGCTTATGCCAACTACCTTTGGAGGCAAGAGCCTAAAGATGGCACGCTTGCTGCCAAATAGGTACTTTGTTTTGCCGTTATACGGCTGTGCCAGCTCTACCAGTATGGCACTATCCTTATTGCCTCTCATACGCTCTTTTGCTCCTCCTCCAGCTGTTTAATGGGTATGTTGCACAGCACCTTTTGGCTGCACTCTCCTTGCAGGAAATCAACTGCCAGCCATGCTATGCAGCGTGCCTGCACGCTTTGGCAGTTGGCTGCTATATGCTCCAAGCTCTCATCCTTATCGCACAGCACCCTCAATGCCTCTCTGTACCCTGCCTTTACCTCTGCATTGGCTGGCAGCTTCATGCCTGCCTCCTGCCTGCGCTGGTTTATGAGCGTAATGGCACTCTGTATCTCCTCCTCTGTACGTGTAATCATGGCTGCACCTCCTTTCCGTTCTGCTTTGACAGCATTTCCAGCATCTTCTCATAGTACAAAGCACGCTGCTCTTTGGTTGCTACATGTATGCTGGCTTGCATATCCTTGTGTGTGGATGTCGGCAAAAATGCCATTGTGTCTGCATCCATTGAGTAAAGCAGGTGAAAGTTACGTATATCGCTGTTGCAGTCTATGGGGCTTAACAGCAATGCCAACGCTCTATCACATGGCTTGTTCTCACTCTTGTACGTAATCTCTAAAACCTCTCCAGCCTCAATGCGCTGGGGTTCTTTGTTTGTTGTTTCGTTTGCCATAATTGTTACTTGTTTTTGGGTTGTCTTTATTGGTTAAATTTCACCTCCAGCAGCCTCTCTGTGGCATATTTGGCATTACTGGTTAGCTGTCTCTGCCAGCAGCCGTTACTGGGTGACCACTTAAAGGCTGCTGCCTTAATGCGTGTGCGCTCCTCCTCACTGGGCTTGCTGTTAAAGTAAATGCGTATGCGCTCATCAGCAGCACACAGCTCTACCTTACCACCTCCCATTACCTCAAACTCCAGCTCCTTATTGCCTGCCTCTTGTGTGCGTGTGAGCTGTGCAATGCGCTCCTTTGTAGCCTTGATTTTGGCATTGTTGTTGGTGAGCTGGAAAGGTGCAAAGCCTTTGCCCCACCAGCTCTGCCCATCCATAAGCAGCACTGCGTTTTGTTCCGAGATACCAAGAGCTACAAGCTCATCCATCTGCTCTACATCCGAGAGCTTTTTACTGCGCACAATCTTATTGGCTGCTTTCATTTGCTCTTGCAGCTGCTCCAGCCCCTCCAGCTTATCCTCCAGCCGTGCAATCTCATCCCAGCCAGTGAGCCTATGCTGCCTATTGGCACGCTTTACTATGCGCTCTTTCCACTCTATCAAGCGCATCATGGCATTGTGCTCATGCTGGTTTGTTTTCTCATGCCTGCGGTTGTTAAAGTTACCTGCACCAGTAATCATTACGCTAAAGCACCTGCTCATAGCTCCCAGCCAAGCTCTGTAAAGCTCCAAGTATTTTTGCTCTGCATACTCATGCATCTCTGCTGGCAGCTGCTCCAGCAGGCTTTGCAGCCCTTGCTCTGCCTCTGTCAGCAAACGCTCTCCAGTCTCTTGTGGGTGGAAACTGGTTGCTTGTGTGGCTCTGTATGCCAGCTCTTTCATTGCCATTACGCTGGCTCTCCTCTGTACGTTTTCCATATTGCTCAATAAATGTAAATGTATGGTAATGTTTTGTAATCCTCCTTTGTGGCTCTCCTAACCACCTCCCACCTTTTGCCGTTCCAGTGCCTTACCCTGCTATTGCTTACTACATTGTAGCCAGCATCCACTACTATTTGGGGCGGCTGGGTGCGCATTATGCGGCTGGCTATCTCCTTACGCTTTAGTGTGCGCTTCTGCCATTCAGCCTGCGCTACCTTGTAGGCTGCTGTAAGCTCTCTTTTTAGCTTACCCTTGCTCACTCTCTCAAAGGGGTAGCCATTGTGCTTTAGCGTGCGCTCCAGCTCCTCACCAAGCCTTATTTTGCTTTCGGTTGTCAGCACAAAGTACTTAAACTCCTCGCTGCCACAATGTGCCACAACTGGCTCTTTTAAGAACACATCCAGCTCCAGTGCATCCACCATCCTTGTTTGCCCCTCCTTTTTGTAAGCATAGCTGTTTAGCTCTACCTCAACTGGGTTAAGCAGCTGCTGGTAGCCTAACTTTAGCAGCTGGTATGAGGCGAAAATTATTGGCTCATTCCATGAGCGTGCAAAGTACACCTTGTGGCTGGGGTGTATGCCTTTGGTGTTTGCCAGCTGCTCTGCCTTATCCTTTGGGTAGCCAGCAGCCATGTAGCTATTCTCATCCCATGCCAGCCAGCCCTTACCCTCTACGTACAGCCCCCACTCTCCTTTGCGGCACTGGCAAAAGTAGCCATCGGGGTTACGTGGGTTGCAGCTAAAGTTTAAGCCCTCCAAGCTGCGTACCTGCATTTTGCCCTCGTACTGGGCAAGCTGCTCCATTTCAATTTTCCAGTCTAACATATTACTCTTTGTTTTGGTTTGCCAGTTCGTGAAATATGTGCTCCAGCTTTGCAAACGCATTATCCAGCTTATCAAGCATGTTTATTGCTGGGTCGGGGCACTCCTTTAACTCCTTAATTGGCACTGGGGCTTGCTCTCCTAAAAAGTAGCTCCAGCACACCTTACCATCTTTGGCATTACAGCCCCTGCATCCTCTTGCATCCATTGTAAGCCTCCTTATCCTTTAACTCATACACCTTGTACACACACTTGTTTGCTGGGTTCCATGTATCGTAGCACACACCATCCACAACAGCCGTGAGGTGGTTTGCTACGCTCACAATGTACCTGCCTTTTGGGTGGCTCTTGCAAAAGCCCTCCAGTGTCATGCGGCTCTCTCCTTTTACAGCCTTTACAGAGCTGCTGGCAAAGCCCCATGCTGCAAACACCTGCTCATAGTTCTGCTGCCCATTGGGTATGTTGTACGTTTTGCGTGCATTCTCTACCAGCACATCAAAAGCCTGCAACCAAGTTAGATCTGCTGCAATGCTAAACGCACGTATTACGCAGTCACCCTTTTTGCTCTTATTGGCTGGCTCTGTGGGGTTCGGCTGCATTACGCTAAACCACTTTGTTTCCTTGTGGTAGTCAGCCCTTGTTTTAATTACTGCCATAGTTACTGCTCAATTACCTCTTGTATAACATCCATTACCTCACTCTCCAAGCTGTCTATTGCGCTTTGCAGGTTATCCAGCCCCTCCTGCATGGTGCAGCCTCTGTCGCTCTCTTGCAGGCTTTCGGGCATGTTGTCGTAAGCCTCCTGCTACTCCTCCATAACGCTCTCCAGCTCATCCCTTAACTGCTGGAGCTGTTCGCTTATCTCCTCCAGCTGCTTTCTCCTTTGCTTATTCATAGTGCCAACTCCTTATTAAGTGGTTCAACCCAGTGTACATCCTTGTAGTGCAGCAGCCCAGTGTGCTGTATCTGCTCCAGTGCTGTTTTGCCTCCTATTGGGGTGTATGGCAGCTGCCCATCCGCTTTGAAAGCCAGCCAGCCAAAACCCTCAACATACAAGCCATACTTGTTGTGCGCATACTTGTGAGGTGTGTTGTGCTCATCGGCAAACACAAGCCCTGCAAGGCTCTTTACCTCCAGCTTTGCGTTAAGCTGTTCTGTTGTTACTTGTGCCATAATTCTCTATTGTTTAATACTTGTTTACCACTAAACCCTTGCTGCACATGGAGAGGCTGTAACCCTCCTTTTTCAGCTCGTCTATCACCTTTGCATTGCTCTCTTGTATGAGTATGTCGTAAGTGTGTGAGTAGTTGTCGCTCACTGGTACTATAAACTGGGCTTTGCAGCTGTTGCTTGTAGCTACCAGCATTACTGCCTTTACAAAATCCTCTACGCTCATGTTGAGGTGCAAGCCATGGAACGTGCCATTAACGTGGGTGTTTATTACCTCGCAAACCATTGCACCCAGTGCGCTGTTGTCTAACATTTCCTTTGCCATAGTTGTAGTGTTGTTTTAGTGGGGCTGGGAGTGCCAGCCCCAGTGGTTGTTACTTGCTGTTGTTGTTTAACTCTTGAAAGATGTGCTTTGCGGTGTCTATGCTGCCAAGCATTTGGCTGTATATGTACCCAAAGTAGTACCATGCAACCTGCACATCCAGCTTAATCTCATGCCCTGCACCATTTCTGTAACCAATGAGCCTCTTTGCTTTTCTATCTGCCTCCTCTTTACTCTCAAACACCACTGCCCAAATACATGCTGGGCGCAGGGGTGCTCCCTCATAGCCTTTGCCCTCTCCACAATAGCAGTAATCTACTCCTGCACCATCGTTACCTGCTACTACGTAGCCATTGCAATTCTCTTTCAGCTCCTTTGCCTTATCGCAAACAGCCTGCATTTTGTTTAAGTACTCCAGCTGCTGCTCTGTGTAGCTGGTTGTGTTCTCAATCTTGTGTGCCATAATCTTGTAGTGTATTAAAGGGTGAATATTCCAATTTTCTTAACCAGTGCCAGCACCTCCTTTTTGGTAGCCAGTCTGCTGGGTATCTCTGTGCCATTGGCACTCTTTCCGTAACGCTTGCCATTGCAAAGCTCATACTCTCTTGTGCCTACGCAGCTCTTGTAAGCCCTAAACTGCACACAGCCGTAAGCTATTACCCAGTGCGTTCCACCTCCAAATGGCATGTAGTGCCCTTTGTCATCGCTCCAGCTCTCACACTGCCTATACGCTGTAAAGTAGCGTGTGCCTGCCTCATTGTACAACACAACTCTGTAAGCGGAGTTTTCGCATTTGTGCTTTAGGGTTGCACGCTCAAAAGCCAGCTGCCCTTGTACCTCTTGTGGTAGTTCTGTAAGTTTCATAGCTCTTATTGTTTAGTGGTTATACTTCTCTTGCAGTTTGGCAAACAAAGCGTGCATTGCCTTGTCATTACCTTTTATATCGTATATGCGTATAAGCTCCTCTGCGTAAGCGTTTGCCTTGTGCAGTGCCTCCAGCAGCTCTTTGTTAGCGTGCTCTCTCTCCTGCTCTCTCTTGCTGCGCTCTGCTGCCAGCTCCTGCTTTAGGCTTGTAATCTCATCCACCATGGCTTTGGTAATATCCAGCTCATGCTTACGCTTGTACTGCTTGCACCATGCATCTTTATCCAGTGGGCTGCTCATATACATCTTGTGCAGCTCCTCAAACTGCTCTGTGGTACACCAAATTTGTGTCCTCATTGTAAATTCGCTCTGTAACATATTGCTCAAATTGTTTAATTGTGTAACCTTTTTGCCGTTAGCGTGTATATTTGTCACGCTTAACACACTGCAAAAGTAGTATGATTTATTCAATACACAATAACTTTTCTCAAAATTCTTTGTTTTCTGCTGTGTTTTTAACTCTTATTAACAGAAATCTAACTCAATCACCATGAATTACTTACAAAAATTTTGCGTGTATTATATTCACACCTACACATATTTTATGTATCTTTGCATCGGTTTAACCACTTAAACGCATTTAGCATGAATAAGAAATTACTGGAAAACTTGAAAGCCAAATGCAAGGACATGGGGCTTTCGGAGGCAGCACTGGAGCAAATTGCTGGCATAGCAAGCAATGGGCTGGAGGAGACTGCCACAGACGAGGCGATTGAGGAACGTGCAAAGCAGTACGTGCCCATTTTGCAGGCAATGCAGGGTGAGGCAACACGCTGGGCACAGAAAAAGCAAGAGCCTCCAACACCTCCCACACCACCTGCACCACCACAGCCGAAACCCGATGAAGCCGAGCCGTGGAAAGCAGCACTTGCGGAGATGGAGAAAAAGTACGCTGGTGTAGTGGAAACACAGAACACCACCATTGCCGAGCTGCAAAAGAAACTTGCAGCCAGTGAGCGTACTGGAGTAATAGCAGCTGAAATGAAAAAGCTGGGCTTAACGGAGGCTGACATGGAGTTTGTTAGCATTCCAGCCGATGCCAACATCAGCGAGTATTTGGGTAAGTACAAGCAGAGCCTTGTAAACAGAGGCTTAAAGCCTGCCGACCCGAACACAAGCAAGGAGGCAAAGGACAAAGCAGAGAGCGACATGGCAGATGCCATGCTAAAGCAATTTAGTGTTGGTAGCGAGTAGTAATAACAATTAACACGAAGGAACAATGAAACGTACTTTCACAACGTATGGAGGTGACCGACCTCTTTACACACAGCCCCCTATCCAAGTTGTAGGAGGCTTTACGCTCGACCCGACCCAAACCAACTTTGCTGCTGGTGCAGTAATTCCCTTTGGCACGCTGGCGCATGTAGATGAGAGCACCCGACTGGCGAAGC